ATTTGCACATTCATAGGCCACAAGCTGGTGGCGCAGCAGATCCCCGGTAAGTTCGAGCTAAGGGTATTCCCTAAATGCCAGCGCTGCGGCAATCACATTTTTCTCAGACCTGAGCCGCGGATCCAGCTGCACGCCGCCGAGCTGGAGAAAAAGAAAAGGAAAATAAAAAAATGACACAATCTTTATTTTTTCGAGAGCAACGCGGTGATTCATGGGCTAGCCCAAAACATATTCTAGATAGATATGAGAATTGGCTAGATCCATGTAAATTAAATTCAAAAGAAAATGGCCTAGATATGAAATGGTTTGGAAACGTTTATGTGAACCCACCATATTCCGATATAGCTACCTGGATACAAAAAGCTGTTTTTGAATATCCCAACTGCAATAAAATTCATATGCTTCTACCTGCATGGACAGATCGTAAATGGTTTCACGATTATATTTTGAATAAATATGAGATCGAATTCATAAAAGGTAAATTAAAATTTGGTGGACAAAAGAACTCTGCTCGTTGGGGATCTATGATAGTAAAAATTAAACCATAAACATGACATACCCACCTACCTGGAAATGGGAAACACACGGAAATATTTTAAAGGGCAAATATCTTGGCGCGTTTCCCCACGTTGGAAAAGGCGGTCGAAGCGTTTTATACGCGATCAAAGACGAGTCAGGAAAGACCTGGACGATATGGGGCGTGGACGCGATCAGGGGGAAGCTGCAGCTTTTACATCCCGGTAAAAAAGTTTATTTAAAATTTACCGGATGGAAAAAAACTAAAAAAGGATTCAAAGCTCGCAGCTTCATAATTCATATTGGCAAGGGCGAAGAAAAAGCTGATCCATCAAACACTCGTGCAGCGGTCAAAAAACGGCGAACCGCCGCGGCGAGGCATAGTACAGCGCCTCAGGCGTTACCTCGGCCGGTAACGCCGGTCGGGGGCGCAGTAGCACACGCCTCAGCCGCGATCCGTAAGAAGAAAATAAAGAAGAAACCGATCAGGGGAGTGACGGCGCCGCCGCCGAAACCGCCGCCCGGTTACGGTAAAGGTCCGAAGATCATCAAATATTGGGAGAAGGCAGCAGTATCCGGGTAAGGACTCGGACGTCGTTCAAAGCCGGAAGGGGAGATTGCGACGATAAAGAATCCATGTGTTTGCTTACTTTGCGCATGGATCGGGCGGACCGGGCGAAGTCATTACCACCACCGCTTTCAAGTTTTTCCATCGAGGGCAATTCGGCTCTCTTACTTTATCCACAGGGACAAAGTAAGGGCGCCGAGGGTCGTATGGTAATATAAGAGGTTATCTTAAAATTTCTTAAAATCTTAATCTTTTCAGAAAAAATCGGCGATTGACATTTTTTTTAAATATGAAATCATTATAGAAATGGAAGAAATATTGCAGCTGAGCACTACGACGGTTTCCGGGTCGCAGCAGTTCACGGAAACGGCTACATATTATCCGACATCATCGGCGCATTACCAGCTTTTTTATAACACGGCAGTTTTGGAGTGGCAGATGTTTTTAATTTTAACGGCCGGAATATTTTTTGTGATGGTTTATTTCTTCATGAAACGATTTAACCGTTAATATGTATAACATCGTCTATTTCTACTCGGCGTTCACTATGATATCAGCGCTCATAACCGTGATCATCCGGCTCGTACAAATGCTATGGAATTATCTATAAATCTTGAAGTTTTTAATATGTTTTTAGGGATGTTCCCGGCAGCAATGCTAGTGGGGACAGTTTTAGGGTTACTATCTCGGGCAATGCGTGGGATAGTATAAAATTAAAGGTCGAAAATCTTTTCATCTATACAAACAAAATGACCCCAGCTGATTCGCTCGCCATCGTCACTTCGACGATCGCCAGCTTGCAGGGAAATTTTACCGCAATCCTTCCGGTGCTTTTGCCGGTTGTGATCGTCGTCACCGTTCTCTTCTTCGCGTGGAGGAAGATTCACGGCTTGGCTAAAGGTAAATAGCCAAGTGGGTGGTTGCGCGCCGTGGTCATTCAAGGCGAGGGCAGCGAGGTTCAACTCCTCTACCATCCACCATCCGGATAATATCCGGAGAACATAATGGAAAATCCATTTAAGAAATTAAAGGAATATTATAAAATTCACATTTCACACGAGTGGGGTGCGAACGATCCTTTTCCCTATGGCGAAGGAGCGAAGCACACATGGGATGATCTTCAAGAAGATATGATCCGGAAGAAAGCGCTGAACGAGATCCGCCGGCAGGAAGAAACCCTCAACCATGAAAAATTTATCAACTAAACAATGTGGGGTATTATTTGCCTTCTTCTTATCACTATTGTTTGTGCCGTCATTATCATTTGCAGCGGCAACGTGGACCCACCATTGGGATCTTAACGGCAACACTCACGATTCGATCGGCACGGCCAATTTAACTGATCACGGAGGACCTACCTATACGACGCCTTTTCTTGCCGGCGGAATGGCATACGTCGGAAATGGGACAACCTACTCAGCGATCACCGGATTGGTTCCAGCCGGCGACGGATCATTTTCAACTTCTATGTGGTTTAAATATAATGGCAGCGACGGCGTGAAAGGTGGGTGGACTTTCGACGGCGCCGGGGCGCCTGATCGGGCTACTGTATATTATGGCGGCGTGCCGGGCGTGGACATCTGCTTTAATGGATCATGTCATGTGTTTCCGCAAGGATCTTCTGATTGCTCAAATATAAATGACGGCTCGCCTCATATGGTTTCATACGGCTATGACGGGACCGCGCACTCGCTCGAAGTTTTTTGCGATGACGTTTCCCTGGGATCATATTCAATCACTTTAAATACCAACACGGATCTGCGCGGCGGCGTGAACGTGGAAGATAATAACAGCAATTCCGGCGACGCTTTATTCCAGGACGAATGGTTCGGGACCGGAGTAGTTAGCCAGGCGCAAGTGGACGCGCTCTATGTTTATGTACCGGGTGGAGGCGGTGGAGGCGGTGCGATTGCCGGATCTTTTTTAACACCATCATCAACCTTTTCGGGCCCTGACTTCTCGAGCTGGGCGCTGCAGCTCACGCTGCCGGCTTCAGGAACATATTACGGCCAAGTGGAATATCAGCACTCAACCCATTTTGATAATACGCTCGCATTTTTTACTGATCCATTCGCGCTTACGACTGCCGTGAGCTCGACGGTTCGCTGGCCAGTCTTCAAAAGAAACACTTTATATGGCTACCAAAATAATTCGACCTCAACACAATGGTCCGCGATCCTATTGTTTTCAACAAGCACAACTTTTAACGCAACCTCAGACGAAATAACTTTTACGATAGATCCAAACGCGACGGCCGCACCATCAAGCACCGGATCCGATATCGCTGGTCCCTGGTTTTGGGGAGGCATAGCAAATAACCCGAGCTGGACTTCACCAAATGCTTCCACCTCGCAGCGGCTTTCTGCTCAATGCGTACCTGCGAACGATTGGACCGACATAGGCGGCGGCCTTTCATTCGGATTTTGCAGCGCGATCAACTGGCTTTTTGTGCCTACGAATGACGTGAAGCAAACCTTTTATCAAAGCTACCAAAATGTTAACGGAGATTTTCCACTCAACATCGTTAACGGCACGCTCGGAAATATTGTCGCAGCGGCGCAAAGCCCAACACTCACGCAGGATCAAGCGCTATCATTGAATATTTGGGGCATGAACCTTCCGGTATTATCGAGCTCGTCGCTTTCGCAGTTCGTCGGATCATCGAGCAAGGATCTGATTTTCTCTACCGAGGACGCTGCAGCGTGGGCTGGGATCGGCTGGACTATGGTCAAAATAATATTCTAAAATGATACCCAACTTCTTCATCTTAATGGCCGTGCTGCTTCTCGATATTTTGCATATTATTTTATCTGCAATTCCTTTCGGGCTTCCGGAACAGCTCACGAACTCATTTATATTTTTCGGGAACTACCTATCCTATGCGAATGGCTTTGTGGACATCCCCGGCACGCTCGCAGCGCTCGTATTCTTCATAAAATTCCTGGAGGCGTTCTTCACTTTCAAAGCTGTCATGTGGCTCTATAACAAATTGCGCCCGGGGTCGGCCGGCGCAAACGAGCATATGCCGCTGCAGGTAAAATCAAAAAAATAGTATGGCTATTAACGTTGTGGATGGGTTGCCGCGGTCCGGTAAGACCGCCTTTATGATCAACAAGCATATCGTCGGCTGGCTCAAGGACGCTTTTAAGAACGGATCGAAAGTGTATAGCAACGTTTATATCAATTTAGAGAACGTTAGATTTTTAAAGAAATATTTTGAGGATCCTAATGAGATCGTAGGCGATATTTATAAAAAGAAGGACCGGGAGAACGATAAGAAGCTGCTTTATTATTGGCGCAATATTGATACCTGGAATTATATGAAGCGCGGCACGATCATCTGCGACGAGGCCACGCGATATTTTAATGCGCGGCGGTGGGCAATGCTTTCGGAGGAAACCGAGATCAAGCTGCAGCAGCATGGCAAGGACCGGCTGGATATTTGGGCAACAACACAACATTGGTCCCGGTTGGATCTCTCGCTGCGCGTTCTCGTTCAGGATTTTTACCGCGTCGAGCGCGTGCTGGGTATCAGCAACACCACATACCTTTCCCGGATCTCGCGGCACGATCTCGAAACATTGATCAAGTGGGAGAATAATCCGGAGTCATTTAATAAAGAGGTGGCCGAGGGGGAGCAAGACGCCGGCAAAAAAGTATCTTTCGATTATTTCATGCCGTGGGCGCCGTGGAGAAAATCACTTTATGATTCCGAGCAGACGGTGGGAGCGTCGGTCCCTATGCCGTTAAAACATATGGAAAGGTTTTGCCCGGATCCAAAATGCAAATTGCACAAAAGGCCTAAAATCGTCCACGCCTAAAAAAACAAGGCGCTACGTTGCGATATAAGGCGCGATAAAAAACATGAACGAAGCTCAACTCATTACAAAAGCAAAAAATCTCCTGACTAAGGAAGGCGGTGTCGCATGGTCCGGGACCGCGTGGAAAGATGTGTTCGGCATTTTCGACGTGATCTATTTATCACCGGATAATCAAACGTCATATTATCAGGTAAGCACAAAGGACCACCGGTGGTCCCGGCTCACTAAAATATTTCAATTCCGAAATCGATACGGCGCACTTCCGGAACATTCATACCTCATGCTATGGGATTATCAATTAAATGACTTTAACGTCGAAAAACTAACATGACC